GCTGTTCCACCCATAAGCGAAAGCGCACCAAAGAAATTTGATACACCTGAACCAGGTAAAACAAAAGTAACAGTTTTACCAGAACCTACAGCAGTAGTTACGAAAAACTCATAAGTGTTTCCAACGTTTGCTGTGCTTAAAGCTGGCATGTTAACAACAATATCATCTGTTCCATCAACTTCAAAAATTGTTCCTGATTGAGCAGTAGTCAAAGTTGTAGTCACAGCAGCACCTGTGTTTAAAGTCGTGTTGTCTACTGTTTGTCTAAAGTTTGGTCTAGCATCATAAGTAGCTTCGACCGTAATAGCACCTGTCGTACTATTTTTTGTTATTTGTTCGAAACCGTTTTCCGATCGTACCGGTCCCGAAAATGTAGTATTTGCCATAATTATATCCTCCTAGTTTCCGAACATAGTCTCTAGGCCGTCGACTATACGCGTCTATGTTCT